CTCATTAATAGCCTGCACCCGCACCTCATAGGTCGCACCTAGTAGCACATCAGATATCGTGGTAGCGTTTGTGGATGCTGGGTAGTTTCCAATATATGTCCACGTATCGCTTTTTACATTTCGGTAATTCACGACTACGTTTGAGACTTTTCCGTCTCGAGGTAACTGCCATGTTACACCTATACGTGAGTACATGATGCCGTTAGCACCGTATACATCACTCACTAACCCTACTGCTTGAATATCAGATGCACCGTGATTTGTATAATCAATACTTGGCACCGTGCCATCATCTGATACATAGAGTTCTGGATAATATTCCATGCATTGGATCTTACGGGTCATTTCTGATAGTGTCTTTGTAATAGCCAACACACGAAATGGCTTAGCCGATTTAGAAATTTCTCCGAATGCATATACCGCATCAGGCTGCACCGGTATAGCCTCTTTAACAATCACATTGAGACCTGATACATTTACTACGTTAAATGTAGAGACGATATCTGTAGAGTTGCTACGAATCAGCAATTGATAATTCTTCCCTGGCTGCACTGTCACTTCCTTGTCGAGTGTAATCGTCTGGCCACTTACCGCAACCACACGACCACCCTCGCCCCATTCAGGTATGTCGTGCTGAATTAGAATAATATCTCCTACCGTGCACGCTATGGCATCCGTAAACGCCTCTATTGTCACAGTACGTATTTCATATTTATTGCATCGCAAGAAATGCTTACCATGTTTATATGCCTGCTCAAGGCTAGTACACCCCATGAGTTCAACTTGTGCCGGATTTGTTAGTGTATCCGACTCGTCGTAAGTATCCCCATATACTGGAATGACGTCTCGCTCATAATCCTTATCCTTGTTAAGGAACGATATTTCAACAGAGTTAGCCCTAGCCTCCACACCTTGAAACTCTTCAGTAAAGCTGCCGTGTTTTATATTGGCTACAGTAAACAACTGTACCGGTGTAGATTGATAATCGCTAACGCATGTGAACCTGGTTCCTACAGGAATTACTTTCCCTCGACCTACTGCTTCTGGATACTTTAATGCATCCCATAATCGCATAGCGGTGTCGTATATATAGTTGAATGTAAACCCATTCGTTTTGCACTTATCTGCCCATGCCTTAAATGCGTTATAGTCAAGGCGCATATGGGGCTGTCCGAATACAATATATTCACCGCCAATCTTACGACAGATATGAATTAAATCATATGCAGCCCATGCCGGATTATCCGCTGGTTGAGCTTCGTACTTATTAATATACGGATTGAACACATACACCTCTGAACGCTCTTGAATCCATGTCACTTTTGGATCGGTACCGCTTAGCTGAGATGTAGCCAAAGCCTTAATTCCAATGAGGGCTTTCCCCGGATGCACGAAATCGTCATAAATAATTTGGGTTAGCTGCACCCAGTAGACCTTATTGACATGGCGCAGGCTTTTCCCATCTTTCGCGCTGCATCGCATACGGATTTCATAACGCGCCTTTTCGAGATTGTCAAAGCGAAATACACGATAAAACGCATTATTTGTCGCCTCTTCAATTCGTCCCGTATATTCGGATGTATTCGCCGCGCTATTATCTGTCTTAATAAAATTCCACGCATCACGTCGCTTAATATGTCCGGCCATGCCCTTTTGATTTGCTAAAGGTAATGCCTGCCAGGACTCATCACCTACCTTACGAATTTCTGCTTTCAACGTGACAGACGTACGGTCAGCGCCGCCGCTGTCATTGGAATAATATAACCCGTTTGGGAATCCGACAGTTAACTCTATCGCGTCACATGCATCTCCCTGTACCTGTTGCGTGTTCCATGATTCAGTCAATTCATAGTTTAGAGATTGATCCGCAAAGTTATCATTGAAGTTTGGAATGACCGTTTGATCATTTGTACCCTTTCTGATATCAACCTGTACATCTTTATAATTACTGATTGGGTTAGCGTTTATACGAATATCTTCTATCTTTGATAATTCACCTTCACCGGCACAATATAAAAGATTAAGATATTGCTTTTCACCATCACTAATTACATGGCGGGATAATAATAATCCGGCGCTTTTCATCCGCCCATACGTCACGGCTAATGGATAGCCCTGTCCAGTAACAGTTTCAGTACCTCCCCAGCCATATGTATTTGACTGTTCGGAATTCGAACGGTCAACCTTAGGAGCAGTTAATTTTGAAATGATAGCATTACCTATCATCCCTACCGCCATAGCAATTACTGACCGCCAGATCAAGCTTTGGATACCGAAGATAGCACCTGAAGCAATACCACCAGTAAATACAGCCATCCCTATTGATAGAAGAACACCAAAGAACTTACCCTCAACTCGGGGCATTATTACGATGTAGTCTTCATCGTTTACAACTGTATCTGGCGCCGCCTCGTGACCATTTACTGAATACACCCATTCACCATGCGCACTGAAGTAATAGCTGATAGACTTGCCCTGTTTAAATGGCAAGTATTTTGTGTCCCGTTGCTCTGGCTTGAACGGATTATTTACAATAATTACGTTAACCATCTGCTACTCCTTCCTTTCATAAATGTGCTTCAATCGAGGCACGTACTTTGATATGTGCTCTATACAGGTGCCGCTGTGTGCAGTAGCGTGTATAAATTTACCTTCACCAAGATAAACCCCTACATGATCGAGATTTTTACCATATAACGCAAATACCAAAACACTACCTGGCGTTGGTTCGCGAACTTCACACCATTCATCCATTTGGATTTGGGTATATTCGGGTAGTGGAATTCCACTACGCCGATATACCTCAACAACTACATCCCAGCATTTCATTTCCGAGAATGGAGTGCCTATCATATCAGTCAAATCACTTATTGGATGCATACAGTCCTCCTTGCGGTATAGTAGGTTCTCCGCCAAATCGTGTGCTGTTCCCCAATTCACGACATCGTGCTAGGGTTTTATTGCATTGAGTTTCGCGCCCTTTATATCCACATTGAACCCCTTTAAATTTGAACGGACAGAAATCCTTCATCACACGAATTAATGGGAATCGTCGAGTGAAACTAAAGTCAGTCCCCAACGTAAACTCCATCCATTCAGCATTCGCATGGGTTCCCGTAATTACGAAATGCTCCTCTTGCTCGCACACATCAGGTATGTTCGTATTCACTACACGAATGATGACATTGGCTCCAGTGAATCCATTATTAGACTCTGCCATGCGCTGAATTGTACGAGTCACGTTAGACACGGATAGCTTGATATTAGGTAAATCCGTCGCATTCTCTGTAACATCTTGAATGGTAAATGGAAATGCGATATAGGTATTACCTTGAAATTGGATATTCTCCGTATTGTATACCAATCGAATCGTATCCCCTTTATAGGATATTTCTAACAGCATTAACCACACACCTGTGGCCGATATTTGGTTTTTCTCTAAAATCGATGCCGTTGAGAGCGGTAACATGTTATACCTCCTGTAATTTCACGGTTCCCATCCACACTCCGTAGTCATTCGCCGCAAAGTCTAACTGATCAGCAAATCGTACATTTAGTGTTTCCTGTGTTTCCGGATGAACCCAATCGAATATACCGGAGCAGTTGACTTCATCGAAGAATGACCGAAGTTTATAGTAATCAGCTGTTGGCAACTTGTACCCTACGGAATATGTCCGCCGGGTCTTTGTCGTCTTCTTCCTAGTGATTAACGTCATGTTTTCAACTTGGCCTTTATACGAAATATCTGGAGTAGTCTCCTGAATTGGATATATCGGCCATCGAATATCTGGAAATACTGCCATAGTTATACTGCGGATGCCTTGATGGCGTCACGCATACCTCCTTTGTTTGATTCCATAGCACGAACTACTACATCGATAACATAATTCTCACCATCGAACCGGGAATTCTGTTGCTTGCTTTCGAGTTCTTGGCCAGACTGATTAACGATATTAACAACTACGTTGTTACTTGTATTACCGCCCATCAATCTACGGGTTTCGCTCGCCGTGTAAATGCGGTGTGAGCCAGAGGACTGTAATAATTCTGGCCCGTTTTCACCAACCAGCATAAGTCCTGGATTTGTTTTTCCTCCGGCAGCGAATCGATTTCCTGTAAATGCAGAACTAAACGAACTACCGCCAGCAAATGACGATGTCCCTTTTGCAGCACCTAGAGAACCGATGCCATTAACTACCCCGCCGAACAATCCTTGTAACTTAGGCATGACATATTGCTGGAACGTTAACTGAATCATCATCTTAATAATGGCGTTCGTCATATCCTTGAATATGTCCTTAATGCCTTTACTAAATGATTTCGTTCCTGTTGCCATAGCTTCGAGATTATTCGTCCATGCCGAATTAATAGAGCTCATCGTACTATCGAAAGTAGACTTTGCTAAGTCAGCATAGTTGGTAGTCTCTTGCTTATACTGGCGAGCTGCCTCTTGTAAGCTTGTTTTAAGGCTGCGACCTGCAAGCTCCCATAACTTTTGCTGGGACTCTAACAGGTTCTTTTCAATTTGCAATCTTTGCGTAGCTGTTAACTGGGCCTCTTTGACTTCGCTCCGTGCATAATCAATATAAGTTTTTAACTCTTCAGCAAGTAACGCATCCGCATCAGTGCGAGATAAGCGACCAAGAGTAACCATATTGGTTAAGTGGTCAACGGTTTCACTCGTTTGAGTATATGCTAACTCTCTGATTTTCTGCTCAGTATCAGAAGCCAATTTTAGGCGTTCTGCTTGAGCTTTCTTCTCAGCGAGTTCCTTATCCCCTACTGCCTTTGTATACTCACGAACGTTATCGTCAATCTGCGCCTTTTGTGCTTCGGCTTCAGCTTTGAGTAATTGCAAGCGGTCGCCTGTGCGTTCGAGATCGAGTTTCTTGATATCCTCGTTCATCTTACGAACACGGATAGCCTGATTTCGTTGTGCCTCAGCTAATCGCTTTTGATACAACTCTTCATTCTTAGCACGAACGGAAGCAGTTAGGTCAGACTCAGCTAATTTCTTAGCATTTTCTGCACTGCCGACAGAATCAGCAGTGGCGCTTGATGCAGCGCCTGCATACTTAGCTGTGTCAATATATCCAGTGATTTGTCCAAAATCTGCGGTAACAGATGGCTTAGCGACCACTCCGTTTGTATTAGCACCAGTATAGCCTCCGTTCCCGTCACTAATAACAATGTGATTATCACCAAGTACAACCACACCATCGCCAGCTTTAGGAATATATCCGTCACCTTCTGGGTGCCAAGCCCCTACAGCAGCAGCAGCTTCCCATAGCTTGTCGACTCGACGAGGTACGTCCGCCCCGAGTGACTGTTTAACTGCATCAGAAAATAGCTTGCCGCAATCCGTGGCCCAGGTACCATCTGCTCCTAACTTGTACGCCTTACCGAGTTGCTCATTAGCTGCTTCTAGTACACCCGCAGCTTGTCCTGTAGCACCGCTATTCAAGCTTGAAACGGAACGGATAATATCACGAATATTTTTTTCATTTGACTCATACTGATTCTTAGCAGTTAACTTATCGATTTCGTATTGACTGCCGTCAATTTGTAAGCTCTGCAAAGTAAGAGATCGATATAGTTCAGACATACGCTCTACGGCGCTTGCTAACTTCTCGGCTGCTTGCTGTGATTTCTTTGCAGCCTGTTCTTGGGCTTTAGCTGCTTTTGCTGCTTCCTCATTCGCTTTATTGATAGCTTCAGTATTCGTTAATCCGCCATTAGCAAGGTCCTCTTTTGCTTTTGCGAGTTCCTCATCAAGTTTCGCTTTTGCAGCATCCGCCTCTTCTTTTTGCTTCAAAGCCGCATCGATTCTAGCGCCTTCTTCTTTTGTAGCTAAGCGGTCATTTTTTACAAGCCCAAGCCACGCACTATCCTCAATCCAATATCGAGTATCGTGTGATTCCCTAAACTTGTCAGACAGGCCTGTTGTTGAGTTCGTATTCTTGTGAATACGCTTCCCGTCAACATCTACACCCATATAAGAGCCGGATGTTTTTTCGTTGTAGCGAAAATCGAGTAATGCTTTCCCAGCAAGTCCAATTACCGTAGCTAATGTTACCCAAGGGCCAGCTGCAGCAAGTGTGGCCAATCGCATAAATCCGAGTGCACTGGTTAGCGACCTCATGACTATGATCACTGCACTGGCTTCAGCACCGAATTTAACAATTCCGCCGATAGCTTCCTTTTGCTCAGCGGTCATTGACTCAAATTCCTTAGCTACATCTAGCACACCCTTTGCGTAGTCATTAAACACCGGAACTAACTCATGGCCGATGGATACTGCGAGGCGTTTTCCGGTGTTTTCTAAATCTTTTAACTCCCGATTTAGCTTTGCCGATTTAGCTGCAGTCTCGTCGTCGATGATAAGCCCCATTGCTTTGGCACGTTCAGCCACTTTGTCCATCTGTTCAGCAGACATGTTTAGCATGGCGTGCATCTGATACCCAGTACGTCCAAAGAGTTCCATTTCGACACGAGTCTTTTCAGCCCCGTCCTTCATGCCTCTTAGCCGTTCCTGTATCATCTTAAACACTTCAACGGTATTCTTACCTTGAATCTGTTCAAGCGTGTAGCCTAATTTACTAAATATATCAGTACCGAGTTTTCCCTCTGCCCGAGCGACTTCCATTTTCTCTTTAGCCGCTCCGACATTTTTTGAAAACTTAGCAAATGCACCAGCACTATCCTCCATAGCAATGCCCATATAGTTGGCCACTGCTAATAGCTCACTGGTTTCTTTTGCCGTAGCACCGGTAATTCCTGATAACTTCTTAACGGCTACGTCCCATTGGATAGCCTCCTTGGCCAATTTGGCACCGATGCCTACAACACCGACACCAGCACCTATCGCCATGAGGTCATTCTTCATTTTGCCAAGGGCGGATTTGGCGCCTTCAGCACTAGCTGTAATTTTCTTGAGTCCGGCTTCCGTATTTTTATCTGTCAGCTGAACGACAATATCAATTAAATTATTGGCCATTCTTGTGCGCCACCTCCAATTCTTTAGCTTCTAATAATACGAGTAGATCGATAAGATGCGGTAGTGGCTCAATGCCGTAAGCCTTCGCCACTTCTAATACCGCTGGCATATCGAATCCTGCAATACCGCCTGAATGCCATCGTCGCTGCATCCGGCTAGCGTTGTATACTCGCATGGCTTGTCTCGTTCCATCTAGTTGCTGCGGGGAATTAAACTCACACTCCGAACAGTCAAAATGCTGTTTAGTCTCACGTTGCATCTTGATACAATCGGAGCAGTATTTTGGTTTGTCGGAGTTGAGCCAACTCCACGCATCAATTAGTTTTTTTCGAGTTCAGCCTTTTTTTCGTGCGTAAAGCGCATAGTATCAAGCGCAACTTCCATAAGATCATTGTCTGGTGCTGCGTTGATTTCATCTTCAGTTAGACCATAGATGTGTTGCATAATCCATTGTGCGAGCTCACGGGATCGCAATAAGCGTTCTGTGTCAGGTGCTTCTTCCGGAACTGGGGTATACAATGGGTCTAACCCGGATTTAATTAATTCGCCACGTTCGGCGAATGTTAATCCCCTTACGTTGATGTCTTCAAATGCCATGTTGGCACCTCCTAGTATTGTTCTTGATTATTAACTAATGTAATGATGGATGCGGAGCGACCAGCATCTGCACGATAGTATGCTTTAAACGGCAATTCAATATTGACGCCACGAGGACCATCGATGCCTGGAGATTGTCGTTCGTACACAAGTTCAGGCAATTTGAATGTAAGCGACCAGTCATCTTGTTCAAGTCGCAATTCCAAGCTGGATTCCGTACCGTTAACCGCTTTGTTTAAAAGGTCCTTATTTTGGAAGAACGCTTTAATCGTCCCAGAAATTGACACAATACCTGGGTCGATGTATGTTCTAAATCCTTTACCGCCGATAGCGTAAGAATCACCATCCAAGCCAAAATCAAAGTTGATATCGCAACTTAAAATATTGGCCACAGTAACGCCGCCCTCTTTGATAGTTGCGTTAAGATTTTGGAATGGTAAGAAATTAACCGCCTTAGCTGCAGCATCAAATGTAGTGGCCGCTAATGTTTCCTTACAGCCCATTACATCCACAGATGCAGTTAATTCGGCATCGCCGCCGAATTTAAAGCCTAATTTACTAACTCGCGCACCCGCGAATTGTTGGAATACGTTAACATCAGGATAGCCCTGTTCAATAGTTAACGACGGCATTGTGTTTCCGATTTTAAACACATGCTCAGACTTCTTATTTGGCGCTTGGCCAGTTGTGTTAGAAGTCGGTTGACCAAATGCAGCTTTTAGCCAGTAGCCAATATCGATTACACCAACAGGTACGACTAAACTACCAGACGTGTCAATGTTGCCACGGAATGGAGCTGCGGGATTACGATCACCACGGATTACCGTGGAGTCGTTTAAATTTTGACTAGCTTTTACGGAACTAGAAATAATCGGAGTGATGACACCGCCAGTAGTTGGCGTAGTACCAAAGTCCGATTCAAACGCAACCGCCACATGGGACTGAGAGCCCTGTGCGCGTTTAGCTGTTGCCATATGCATTTCCTCCTTTAATATTCAATAACCCCGCCGATTACATGCGGGATTTCTATAGTAGCTGTTAAACGTCCAGTAAACACCGGGCGCCAATTCATACTATCAAGTTCATAGTCAATGTCGATTACTGGGAACGCCGGATTTACCTTGCAAATGCACTCAATAATTAACTGCCCTAGGTTATCCGATTCTAGCGCTCCGTCGTATCGAATAATATTCTTATCACGAGTTGCTCCTTGATGGACGATACCCCATACGACCATTAGGGAGTATGTGTAAGTATCTGCCAGCCCTTCGCTTTTACTACTAGGCAGCAATATGATGCACGGGCAATCCTCTTCAAGTGGTGCATCTACATCGTCATAACCGACATATAGCTGCGCCGGCTTTCCATATTTATCGTTACAAAATTTAGTCAACGCCTCATCCGTCGACAAGGCTTCAGCCCATCGATTGACGATACGTGACATTGGAATTGTCTGTTGCATCAAATCACCTTACCTTGTATTTACGTCGAGATGCAGAATGCGCACCAGTACCATTAATAGCGTAGTCGCCTATCTTGCCTTCAATGTAAGGTTTGAGTTTAGGTTGCAACGCTGATTTCATAGGACCGTAGGTATGACGCGCAGGAATTTTGAACATCGATTTGCCCTTTGGCAATGGTACACCTGCAGCAAATAACTTCTTGCGCATAGGCTCTGTAATCTGCTTGGTGTAACCTTCCTCGATGCGTTCACCTAACCGTTTAGCCGAATTAGATAACCACCCAACTCGGACGGATTGTTTGCCCTTGTCATACTGGTATCCAACTGCATTTGATAACTTACCGAGTGGACTATAACCGATTGTCCTGGCGCTAATGCCCATATCGAGTAAGGAATTTCGCGATTTTGAGCCCCAAGCCTCTCGTTCAGCTCGTCCGCCACTTTGGTATGCTTTACGAAGTTTCGCGCCGAATGCTGACTCAAATGCAGCACGTCGTGCCGGTGCCATGAAATTAGGATACTTACGTCCACCCGGCGCCCCTGATCTGATGCCTTCTTTAATTTCCTTTTGCATCATCCATCCCGTGGATTTTAACGCTTTACACATCCAGTCGGGTTTAGTTTCTGCAATGAAATTTAGATACGGCGTGGCTGTGTCTGTAATCGTAATAGGTTCATTACTCACGGTCTCACCGCCCTCACGTTATGAACGATTTCAAGGCAATACATCGTACCGTCAAAGTTGGAAATGTGATCAACGTACCATTTCTCGCCATTGATATACACTTCGTCTTTTGACCGAGGTTCGGGAACATCCTTAGCACGCACCCAAATCTGAGCTTTATCAGCTAATGCTTTATCGACAAATCCGGAACCTTTGCCATCATATTCGCCAATTTCCACGCTAGCTTTGATAGCTTGGCCTTTGTAGGTAATTCGTTCACCAAATACAGAAAGCAGTGCATTAGGCTTATACCCTAATTTCATAGTGCATTACCTCCTATGGAGTAGGCGGGCATACGCCCGCCCTTATATTACTTTTCCACATTTGGCACAAGTGCGACTTCTAACACTGTAGTGCCTGGGCGCTTTTCTGTGATAGCTACACCTAATACTGGGTTAGTATCTGTTTTAGATGCCCGCTTTTGATCTTTGTCAAAATACACATTATCACCTACTGCAAAAGAATCAGAAGCCAATGCAGCTACTTCAAAGCAACCTGTTACCTTAACTGCACCCACGGCATTAGGTGCGATATCTGTAATTGCAACGCCATGCATTTTGCCAATAGGGACAATGTCCCCTACGGCAATCGCTTCGGTTGTTGCATTCTTAAAGTCAATGCGATCTAGTTCTTGAATGAATTTAGCCATATCAATTTACCTCCTAATGAGTTACTAATTATTTACCAGGATTTTTGTACAAGCCGCGGAAGTCGATTGCTGTTGCGTTGCAATCGATTGCTACTTTGTACTCGATGCCGTCAACCTTGAAGCCTGTTTGCGTTTCTAAACGTGGTGTTTCAACGCCATTTAAGTACGTTACTTCAATAGTTTGAACATCTGTAGGACGGGATGCCAAATACCAAGCATGCGGATCCGTTAATGCTGCATCTACAACGATAGTGAATCGACCACTGAATGGGTTGACTGTATCATTGCTACGAGCAGGGTCTACCACAGATTTAACTACTTGATATGCTAATGCTTCGAGCTCAGGTGGAACAATCAAATATGTAGGTGAGATATTCAAATTGCGATTTTCACCAATATGTTTTTGACGACGCATAGCCGCTACACCTGCAGCTAAAGATACAACACTTAACTCGGAGCCTGCAGTTGCCAAGTTCTTACGATCTGCACTAAACAAGGCCTTTCCGTCTTCTAACACAGTATTGCCGCTTAAAAGGTCATATACCATGTTATTGATTTTATTTTTTGCTGCACGGCCGAATTTAGAAGAAATATCGTTAAATACACCCAAATCGTCATTAATAATAGCTTGTCGTGTTAAGCTGAACGTACGTCCGAATGTCAATACACTAACGTTCGTACCTGCTTCGCTCATTTGGGAATCCTTGAATTGTCCGCCCTCAGGGACAAGTTTCAATTCAGCTGCTTCGGAAAGTAAAAAACGTTTTGCTGGTTTGAAGTCACGATTACTACCTTTCCCCGCCCAAGTTGCAAATGTAGATGGTGCTGTTTCATAACCTTGCATCAAGGTCTTATTTGCTACATTAGACAACGCGATTGGGAAAGAGGATGTGGAGTTGATAGCTTCACGAGCCAATTCCAAACGGTCAGCATAGTTAGCGGTTAAGCCTTCACGAACTAAGGACTCACGAGCTAATTCCATCAAGGACATAGAACGGAGCTCATTCGCACCTGGTGCAGGATTTGCAACCGGGATACCAACAGACATTATCAAAGCATCTTGCATAGCCATGCGGAACTTATCAGAATCTGCTTCACCAACTTTAACGGATACTGGTTTATTACGTTCGCGCAACGCATCCATTACAGCCTCACGAACTTCGGCAACAGATTTGCCGGATTTGATAAATTCATCTACACCATCAACTTCGAAATCACGGCATAGACTTGTGATTGTGGATACACGTTCACGTTCTGCCGCAATCAATCTTTTAGCGTCATCCGCATTAAAACCTTTAACTCCGGACTCTGGTACTTCCGGTACTACTTGTGGCACGTTTTGCTCAGTGCCTTTTGCTTTTGCATCACCTTTCATAGGTTCCTCCTCATTATCATCTACACTTCTGCCTACCCCTACACTTGGATCTGCAGGGACGGACACAATACTAATTTCCAGCGGTTCCCAGTCTGTGATTACATAACCCGGACCAGTAAATCGACCGTTGGAACTTTTAGAATCGGAATCGATTAATTCCTCATATCGACTTATGTCATATCCGACACTCACACCTTGTAATGTGCCTTTTAATACTTTTTGATAAATCTTTTCAGATTCATCATCTTCATCGAATCGAACAATCGCCTTGCCACGATTATCTTCAATCCAAACTTTATCGATGTGACCAACAACGGCACTGCGATTGTGATTGAATAACAATGTGCCTAAACCGTTATTGAATCGGTCTAGATTAACGCATCCGTCGTCATGACACAATATCTCTGTTCCGAACCATCTTTCATATGGCTCTTCAGAGGAAAAGGACAATTCGACGGTACGATCATCGTTCGCTTCGATATTTGTAATTTGCGCCTCTCGGGCAGAGCTGCTTCTTTGCAAATTTCCCCACTAGCTATCATCTCCTTTCATATCAGTGGTGGTATCATCCGCTAGATTCGTTATGTCCCCATTCATATCAAGGGCAACACCCAATTCCTTAATGCGGTCTTGTTCCAGCTTCCGCTGTTCAAGTACTTCTTCCCAGTCTTTACCAGATGCACTACATACGTCCTCGAGCGTTGTGAGTCCTGCCTTAATGGCTTCCTTGTTAGCATTAACTTCCTTAACAGGGTCAATCCAAGACCAGCCTGGAGCTAACCACGCTACTTTCTTATAAAGTTTTGGGTTCGCTGCATAGTCATTGGCCGGGATAATTCCCTTTAGGTAGCATGCTTCAATGAAAGCCCGCCATACAGGCATACAAAAATGCTCGATTATAAAACGCTGCATCTGCTTGAATGATTGCTGGTCCTCCAGCATATTCTGTCGAGCTGCGGAGAAGTTACCACTAATGTTGCGCGTCACTATGTCCGCGCTTAGACCCATACCCGACGCTATGCGTCTTGTTTGTGTCGCTGAGTATTCTGATGCGGTGCCTGCATTTCGCTTAGGTTCCGCAAATGAAATTGATTCACCTGCACGTAGATGTTGGATAATCCCTGGCGCCATTGAACGAACTTTCTTGCCTTTACTATCAATCTTATTCGCAACCATCGGGTTACCCCCAGTATTACTTGTTACGAACGCGCCGAAACATGCGGCTACACGAGCCGCTATAAGGTCAGCATCCATATATTCATCTACGTCGTGAATACGCTTTAATACGAGAGCTAACATACTAACCCCGCGCAATTCACTAGGTCTACGAGGCTTATGTAACAGGAAAGCCCTATTACTTGGTAATCGTGCCTCATTAAATGACCGTATTCCTAACGGGTCTGTTTGGAATACGTGATACGCTATCGGTCTTCCATATTTATTAACTTCCACGCCATTAACAATACTATTGCCATTCTCGCTTACCGATACGGCTCCGATATTCTCGCCCTCGATAAGCTGTAATGATAGTGGTATATCTGCGCCTTCGGAGGTCATATTAACTAGGATTTCCCCGTCATAGACCATTCGGCGCAGAGCCATTTCTTGCAACTCGTAGAACGTAGATATTCCTCGGATATCCGCGTTTTCCTTATCCACCCAGTCCGCCCAAGCTTCCTCAATTTTCTTATTGAGTCTTTCATTTAGCTTTCCCGCTTTGGTCTTGATTTTGCACTGTGGCTTTATTCCGGTACCTACTACATTCCGTAGTAATGCCAATACAACACTTTCAGCAAGGTCACTATTAAGTTCTGCTGCACGTGCACGACCTCGGATCAAATCACGTTGGCCTGATGCTACTTGTTCAGCTGTACCAAATACTGGCATCCAGTCGCCACTCAATCGGTCTGTTGACGCCGCATCATATCCACGTTCAAGCGAACTACGGAAATACGCTCTACGGGCAGCTCGTTCTGGATTGAAATATGCTATTACCTTATCGAGTATGTTCATCGTCGCTCCCATGACACGTAGGATGTCGTGCTATTACCTTCCTCATCATCAACGCGAGACATTAACTCACGTTCACGGGCATATAATGTCGGCAAGTCATGCGTCTTAAATCGCTTACCACCTACAGACATCTCGGCGTATCCATTCGTCTCAATTTCCTCGATTATCGTTCGAATACGCTCCAAGTCTTCTCTTGCGCTCATGGTCTCACCTCCTTCTTAACTAAACCAACCTCGACTATCTGCATTAAAATCTTCAGCATCCGTATCTTCGTCCTCCTCATCGGTATCCAGATTATATTCGGGTAAATATTTAACACCTACCGAGTCCGCCACCATGGCGTTGTATACACACGTATCCAACAAGTGATTTGTTGGATGACTGGTTAATGGTTTCCATTGCACCGTAACTGCTCCGGTCTTTACATTTCGGATTTCTTGCTTTTCCTCCGACCGAAGGTGCTCCGAATATTCCTCTGGGCAATCCTTAAATAAATGGATTGTGCCAGGCTCATTAGCCGGACGTACCATACGTGCAAATATAAAGTCCTTCCAGTAATCGGTATTCACTACGTACAGCTTCATACCGCCGATGACGCCCTTCTCGATGCTGCTCATCTTATATGGCGGAGCTAGAGGACTGTGTGATGAATCGCCTTTAACTGGCACGCATACTTCTGGGTACTGCGCACAGTACTGATAAACTTCATCTGTTCGGTAGCCACTATCGATACCGGCCCTCACAATCTTACGGGCCTCACCATACTCTGATGGATATTCTCTATCAATGAGTATCTCGGTTAAGTCTGACCAACTACTTGCTTGACCATAATCGACTAAGTAACTTGATACACCATGAGCGTAGGCTCTAACCTCCCACCAGAAATGATCTTGTTGCACATCGACAGATGCGATAAGTAGTGGCGCATGCTGTGGCACAATACCTCGAGGAACTTCCGATTGCGTAAACACGAGGTTCTGCGTGCTTTTAGTTTTCGCAGATTTCCACGGCTCCGCTAATCCAGAGTTGATAAAATTCATCAACTCACTTGGCTTATCCTTTGATTTAACAAACTCATATGCCACATCGCCAAAGGTAACCCATGGAGAGTAAAGGGATGACATATGATAGGCAACCGACCGGACAACTCGGACTTGTGATTCATTCACCGCACGCCATTCACCTTGCCGGAGCATATCCATCTTGTGCTTATCATCAATACGTTGCTTACAATGTTCGCACTCATAATATGCGGTATCACGTATCATATCCGCATTGCCATGATGTTCCTCCGGCCATTTTATCTGTTTGAATTTGAGGGTCTGCGACACCCCGCAATGCGGACATGGCACGTAATACTGCTTGCGTTCATTTGCGTCCATATAGGACTGCCAAATATTGCCACTTTCAATCGTAGGAGTTGACACTCTTACAATCTTCTTATCAACGAATGTCTTGGTACGTTCCTCAGCCAATTTAATCGGATTCGCTTCCTTACCGGAGAAAGCTGGATACTTATCAATTTCATCGAAGAATAAGTACTTAATTGACCGACTTGATAAGCTGCTTGGTGAATTCGCACCTACAAGCACCATGTAGTTTCCATTAACGAAGTCTAACTCCAGTAGCTTACTGCCTTCGTCATACATATCTGCCAATGGTTCTACGCTCCTGATCATCGGTTGCACACGTTTATCGCTAGCAAATTTTGCGATAGTATCCGTCGGATAAACCATCATAACTGGTGATGCAGTTTGGTGTAACGCATATCCAATCATATTAAGCTCAGCTTCCGTCTTACCAATCTGCGCTCCGAAACATAACGAGATGCTTTCAATGAGAGGGTCTGTGAATTTGTCCATAGGCTCCTTGAGATAAGGTGTCCGTGCTGTACGCCAGCGCCCAGGTTCGGCAGATATATTAGTCAGTACCCTGTACTTATCTGCCCATTCTGAAACGGTGTATCTTTCAGGTGGCTTGAATGCTTCTAATTCCTCAGGGAACCAGTCAACCTTTGGTCTTTGCTTTTCCCGCGGCTTTGACTTTCGGCGTGTACTCGCCTTCGCGTGCGTAGCTTTCGAGGTATTCTTCGACAAGGCCATTCACCACCTTTTCTACACGAGCACGTTCCTCAGGATCCGTGAATTCACTTCCAATACGCTTACCTAATTTGGTAAATGATGTCTTCATCTCCAATACTCGGCTAGCCCATGCCTGTGCCACATCGGCACGAGGGACGTATTCGCCATTAAGCACATCTAGCATTTTCTTTTCACGCGCAGCCTTTGCTTCTTTATAATCAGCTTCGGCTTCTAGCTTACGAGTTGATGCGGATTTGCTTTTAGCGTTATCGCCTTTTGCCTGCCCTAAATATACGAGGACTTCCCGGAGATTCCACCAACCTACAGATGCTTTAGGCATCCCTGCTTTATGATGTCGAGAAATAATTTCCGGAGTGACCCGCAAGAGGTCACATAGTTGAGTGCTTGATACGAGCAGATTGCCCGCAGCATCAAATTTCACTCTCGGTTTTGTGTCCGCCATAGGTGTACTCCTTTCTTAAATCGTCTTTCTACATTCAACAGGAAAATTTTTCTCACAGAGAGAGGACCATCGCGCGGGGGCGACCAGCGGCCATTTTTCGCCCGCGGAGTACCTTTTCCAAATTTTCATTTTCTCAATTAGGAATTATCATTGATACTCAATAAGAAAAAGGGTAGACCTCAACTAAGTAAGGTCTACCCCGGGGCAGTGCAGCAGGCAGACATATTGTGCGGGCCAGACACTGCCTGCTATCTACTACATTTACATTATATTAAATTAAGAGTGTGCCATTCTATGCCATCTTTTCAAATTCAGCTATTGCTTTCTTGTGAAGTCTGTGAACTTGTCGCCACGAATACCCTAGTTCGACAGCTATCTGCTCCCATGGCAATGCATTAATGTATCTGAGATTCAGTACATCCCTGTATTGTCCGTCAGTTATTTGGTTGATGACTTGCTTGACCTTGTTTCGAGAATCGATCAATTCATCCCATTCTCTGTTCAGCTCCTCCCTACATTCTTGTAAGTGCTTACTGATTCGTGGCATAGCATCTCCCGATTCACATATCTGTATAGCTTCTGAATGTAAATCTCGGTTAATCGCACTTAGCTGAATCTCTAACGCACGCATTCGCTGCTCAGTATGGCGGACAGCCTGTAGTTCTTCTTTAGCCATCATATGCGATAGTCCCCATATTTACTGATAATCATCTGTGCTCGTAGTAATCCGTCAATATATCCGCTTTCACGAATTCTATCATCTAGCATAGGTGATCTCAGTTGTCTATTACGGGCTCGTATGATGGCAAGACTTAAATCTGACTGTATGGCACCTACAATCACATCTGCTCTGCTTCTACGCTTTTGCATCCTTTACCTCCATACGTTCGACAATATCCTCGATGGCTTCTACCATATCCGCTTTGCATTGTTCGACAGCGGTAAACATCTCCTCACACATGGCATATGCATCATCACTTAGGTCATCATCTAATCTCTCGGCAACATTATCCTTGAGATTATCTACAACCTTAACTATATCCATGACAAGATGATACGTGTCATCTAGGTAGTGCCCTTTGTTAATTAATAGTCGCTCGACTTTTGTCATACTGTTCCCTCTTTGCAATTTCCCGATTTAGATACCATCGGGCTTTTTTCAAGTCCTTAATAGCGTCGTCCTTATGACCAGCTCTAGATACATACTTCACGACATTACCCAATCGATATCCTAATTTCTTATCTTCGATGTAATCGATAACCTCGATATCGCCTTGCGTATAGTGGCTCGGATGATTGATATCATCATGTTGCTTAATTGTAGAATTAGGAGATTTAGCTGCTATAACTTCACCCAAATGTATTCCATATTGATTCGTTACTTTTCCCAAATGCCTCAATCTTTCATCGGCTATATACTGTTTTAATTCCTCGCTAGCTGATGGCCTTACAGGTGGTGGCGGAGGATTATTTGGTCTCTCATACAATCTACCTGGGGTCAGCCTCAATGCAGCCATGTATTTTCGATTATCAAGATATTTATCAGTGATATCTATAACTTGAATAGTCGTGTAACTCACTATTACCACGATGGCCCCGATTAATCCTGCCATTATAAATTGATCCATATTAATCATCCTTTCTGTATTTATCGATTCTTGCTTTTAGGCTTTGCAGCACATATTCCTGCGCTCGGTCTTTTTGGGCTAGCGCATCCATCATATCCTCATCGCGAGTTCCCTCACATATTAGATGATGGATAATTACCTTCTCCATTTGACCTTGGCGATGTAACCGCTTATTAGCTTGTTGATATAACTCAAGACTCCAGTTTAACCCGAACCATATTACATGGTTACCGCCGTCCTGTAAGTTAAGCCCGTATGCCGTACTAGCCGGATGTGCTAATAGAATATCAATCTCTCCAGCATTCCACGCTATCTCATCATCGGCACCTTTTAGTTCACAGACTCGTAATTTAGTCTTAGCTAATGCTGCTTTTAACCGTTCACAGTCATGCTTGAAGTTATAAAACACTAATGCAGGCTTTCCGTTTAACTGTTCTACAAGTTCCATAAAAGCCTCAATCTTACAGCCATGTATCTCGTGAACGTTCCTATCGCCATCATATACGGCGCCATTCGCTAACTGTTGTAGCTTTGTAGATAATGCTGCTGCACTCAAAGCTGTGATATCTTCGCCAGCTTCAATCAACTCTAATACAGATGTGCGCTCCATATCTTCGTATGCCTTTTTAGCTTTTGAATCTAACTGCACATATTTAATATCGTTGATGACTGGAGGTAGCTCCAAATAATCACTGGCTTTCATGGATATACATAACCCAGATATTGCCGCCATGATACTGTCATTTGAATCGGATTTAGGTTTATAGGAATACACCATTTCGCGTGACCTCTGATCGGGCTCGAAATAGTAATCTCTAAATCCTGTGTACGTTTTACCTAACGACTCGCCGCGGTCTAATAAATACACTTGTGCCCATAAGTCGATTAACCCATTAGGGGCTGGCGTACCCGTTAACAACACCATGCGCTTGATGTGGTTATGCATATAGGCTAATGACTTAAAACGCTTAGCTGTGTGATTCTTAAAAGAACTAGATTCATCCACAACTACCATGTCAAATGGCCATGCATTCTTGTAGTAATCAACTAACCACGTTACATTCTCGCGATTAATGATGTAGATGTCGGCAGGTGTGTTTAAAGCCTTAATACGCTTTTTCAGGCTGCCTAATACAGTAGATATCCTTAATATACCTACACCGTCCCATTTTCGTGCTTCTCGTTGCCATGTAGCCTCCGCTACTTTCTTAGGCGCTATGATTAGCACTTTACGGATGGCAAATCTGGAGTACTTCAATTCGTATATGGCAGATAGCGTGATAATCGTTTTTCCTAAACCCATATCCAGGAATAGCCCTATCTTATTTTGATTAACGGTCTTGTCGATACAATATCGCTGATACGCATGCGGAATAAACTGCATTACGCTTTCACCCCGAATTCTTCTGTGAATTGATCCAAATAACCAGCCACGGCATCTGCACCTTTTAACACAAATACTTTTTGATTTAGCTTTTGAAGTTCACGGGCTTGGACTCCCTGCAATCGCGAAAGTACGCCTTTGGCTGTCTTCAATTCTACGAAATGGATAACACCATTTGGCCATATGACGATTCGATCAGGCACACCGACATTACCAGGGGATATAAACTTATACGCTTTACCTCCCGAACGTTTGACGCCTGCAACTAATTTTCTCTCGATATCCTTTTCTAACATTTCTCACCTCTGAAATCTTTAAACGTTAACATGTTTACATACGCGTATATGAGGGTTCAAATTAAGGCTGTAAAGGGCGTATTTTTTCTTAAAACTCTTTGTTTTGATATTTACCAGTATATAATGTTAACATTGTTAACCAACCTATATGAATATAGATAAATACTGACTTTATGCGTTAACATAGTACGTTAACATTCTCCGAATTCGTTAACATTCTAATGTTAACAAAAATACTGAGAATGTTAACGCTTAATTGAGAATGTTAACGTTATAATTTCAGTTTTGACTCGTTGATTCTGAACCCTCTTTGATGTCCATATTCACCAAATCTCATCAACTGACTTCCCCCCATTGTGTACGGGGAGTCCGCCAGTATTTGATTAATTTCCCTGGTCTCGATCTTCTTCATGCGACTTGGGTCGTTACCAAAACATTCCCACCATACCTCTGCCGCACAAATACGGTCACGATACACTAACTCTTGACCCTCGGCAGGTTTAGCATTCATGCTAAGATACGTCCTCCTGGCGCTACGACTCATCACATTCCAATTTAACGGTACTTTGATTAATAAAAACTCATTAATCAGTCCTGCTTTGGTATTTGATTCCATGTGCGCCTCTCTAGCCGCATCAGCCAGTTTTAGTACGTTCGGGTCATCCTCTATAATGAGGCTTTCCCCGCTTTTATACCGATACAAGGCCTCCGCCCATAACTGGTCTACTTCCCCCGGAAGATTAACGAATATATTCTTTCTCGGAGTCGTCATTTCAAGATCAATAGGCCAAAATCGGCGATTGCCTGTAATATCTTTTAGAAATTCATATTGATTCGTGCTACCAAAGAACACACACTGCCGTGGATACTCTTGCGTACGTCGGCCATATGCTTGACGAAATACATCTACTTGACGACTTAGAAATTGCTTAGATGCATTTTCTTCAGCCCTCGAATACCCAGCCATTTCACCGGCTTCTATAATCCATTTACCTTGAATACCTTCTGCAGCTTCTTTACCCTCAAAGGTATTTAAGCCATCAGCGTACCACTTCTTACCCATTGTGCGGATAAGAGTACTTTTACCGATACCTTGACCGCCGATAAGAATTGGCATCGTGTCATACTTGCATCCAGGCTCAAACGCTCGCGCTACTGCCGCCGTAAATGACTTTCTAGCGGCTGCACGGGTATACACATTATCCTCAGCCCCTAAGTAGTCGATGAATATGGTATCTAATCGGGCAATGCCGTCCCAGGATAACCCGTTAAGATAATCTAGTACTTCATTAAATCCATTTTGCTCAGCGCACATAATGAGGGCATCCATGATTTTATCTTTGCCGGTGATATCATATTTATTTTCTAAGTACCACCGTAAGCCCGCATCATCTGCGTCTGTCCATATGCGAAGTCCTGGTGTTGGGTTCCATGGTAGGGCCCCTTTTGCCACGTATCTCGAACCAAATCTATCATAGGCAAGTCTACCGACAAGCGCCGGATCATGGTGCATGATTTTAAGCATGTTATCTAATGTGTTTTTAGGTCGACCATTCTCGTCGTACTTTAAAGTCGAACTTTTCATCCAGTCGACGTTCGTTAATGCATTAGGGTCGAGGTCGGATGTCTCAGCGTGAGCCGATACATCCGTGATAATATCAGCAAATACATTTGATGCCGATTCTCGGGCACGGGCCATGTTGAGTTCGTTAACGACTACCGTATCTTGCATAGCTAGTTTAGACATAGCCATGTAAGATGGCAGCTTATGCCCAGGTGTCCCATCCTTAGCAGTCTCGTCTAAGCTGTGGAACTTATGCAGCCGGATAAGGTCAAAGGCATTAACTAATTGACCACTACACGGGTCAGTATTATGGTGGCTGAACAGGAATGTATCGTCATCATATATAACCGCCCCGGCTACCGTTGAGCCAGTAACAAACGTTAAGCGGTCCTCGCTGCCGTCAACATCGACATATGCATGAGGTATGAATTTATCAATCGCCTCACGGATACCATATATTCGACAAAAGGCACCTACGATACCTGGTTTTTCTCTCGGATCAGCTTGCTTTGCAAGTAGCTGCTTTTCATGCTGCGATGCTTCCTTACCTGGTACTTGTGGCCAAGAACGCACATCTCGCCAATCAGTATATTGGCTGAGTATACCGTCAGCAGATAAGAATGCCTTATCGCCTACATAATATACATATTGCGCATCATTCGGGCATGATGGCCAATACATAAGCCGAGAAGCTTCGAACGTAGTTCCATCCATCATACCAATGCCGATGAGCTCCGCCAGCTTACGAGCGATAGGCTCATACTCATCAGGTGTCATCGTTCTATCAGTAGGGACGATAACACGTAACCGTGGACGATGCACCGTATGAGAACGGGTTGAATAGATGACATAAGCCATGCCTAGGCTGTCAATCGTGCGAGCGACGTTCTCAGTTTCCCCAGGCGATATGGCATCCATATCAAGAGTAATCAGATCACGCCCAGACACGTTAATAGCTTTACGCTGCAGACCGTTTAAAGTACCACCGACAAAGCCGCCTATATCCTTTAGCTTGCTTTTCTCAGATTTTGGTAATCTGTGGTATTCGTCCACGGTTTCTGTTGTACGAACGGGGATTTTGAGGCGTTCACAAAACTCGGACCACAACATCTCCGTACGGGTCCATTGCTTTGATGTGCGACTCGCACCGATACTGATGGTAATCAGTTTATCGTTTTGCAAGTGTATCCCCTCCTAATCTTTCATATAATAGTCGTTAGTAAATCCTGCGGATGATAATAGCAGCCCGTCTGCCCAAGGTATGGCGATTGAGAATATAGCGTTAACATCATTTAACGTAGATTCAGCATTCTCCTTGTTGATTTCAAGTACAGCTTCATCATGGATGTGCATGATAATTTGATATCCAACATCCTCCAATCGGCGTAACGTTAACGCTAAACAATCGCGAGCGACTGCTTGTGTGATGTTTTCGACTAATTTGCCTCCATAGGTACTTTCAGTAACCCATGCAGCGTTTACTTTAGTCTTAAAATGTACAGCATCCTTACCGAATGCATTTTGCTTAATGCTTGGGCTAGGATAAAATAACTTACGTCCGCTAGGTAGTTCAATCGTCATATAACGGTAACCATATATTGGATCAATTTCCAAACGGAACATAATGCCGTGGTCAAGGCCTATAGGATTTCCGGTAGTAACGGTGTACACGGCCGCATTCTCAACGGCATACCATAAATCTCGTATTCTAGGCGACGCATTACGCCACAAGTTTACGATTTCAGGTAATTCCTCCTCATGGAGTCCCATGTCAAGAGCGCCCATGGCTTTTAATGCATTCACTCCGCCTTGATAGCCGAGTGCCAATTCAGCGACTTTACCTTTTTGTCTAAGGTGCCCATTCTCGCCATGCTTAACAACGGGAACACCAAACATAGATGATGCGGAAGCACAGTATATATCTCCGCCCTCAGCGAATACACGTTGGCGCCAATGTTCTCCCGATAACCAGGCGATAACACGAGCCTCAATGGCCGAGAAGTCTGCCACACATAATGTATTGTCCTTTTCAGCAATAATCGAGGTACGAATTAATTGAGATAGCGTATCCGATACATCACCGTATAGAAGTTCTAATCCTTGACGGTTTTTGGTTTTAACGAGATGTCGAGCCGTGTCGAGGTTCTCGATGTAATTTCTCGGTAGGTTTTGCACCTGGATAAGACGACCCGCCCAGCGTCCGGTACGGTTGGCACCGTAGAACTGTAATGTTCCTCTGAGACGAAGATCAGCGCCCATAGCACCATCCATCATGGTGTATTTAGATACCGATGACTTAGCTAGCTTTTTACGAATCATGAGTACTTTTGCGGCAACGTCATCAGCATCCATCAGAGCATCAGCCACAGTGTCCTTAGTTAACTTTTCAAGACTGACATTAGTATTATTGTTTAGCCAATCAAGTAATTGATTCCGGCTGTTAGGGTTACTAAGTCCCGTGATTTGGTAAGCCTCATTCATCAATATTTCTCGATTTTCCTCATCAATGTATAAGGCACCCTCAACCAATTCATGGTCAATGCGTACACCTCTACTATTGATTTGGATATCAAGATACCAATCTTTCCACGTATCATCAGGTACGGGGAATGAGGCTAATCTGTGATAACATTCCATTTCAGTGATAACGTCCTGGCGGTTGTACTCAATGAATGCATTCCACTTATCCATATCGTGTCTAGGTAGATTACGGGTACGTCCCCCATTTCGTTTGGTAGGCTTACATGGTGTACAAAAGTACTTGATAAGTGCTTTGCCTGACGTGTCCTTTTTCTTATCCTGAGGTAACCCCAGGGCCTTGCCGAGTAAGGCTAGACCCATAGGGTATCCTAAGTAGGCACCGTGAATCATCGTGCACTGCCACTGATCAACCGATGTGAGTAAACCTGCACGATTTAGACACGCAATTTCAAATTGTGCATTGTAAGCGTGCTTGATTACATCTGGGCTTAATAAATCACGAATTACACTGTCAGGAATTATTCCTCCCTGCGCTAAATCAACGACTTCAACAGGGCCAAAGTCGTAGGAATACGCAAATAGTAATATGTCGAAATCAGGCGATTCAGTATATTTGTACACTCCGAATGAGATATCAGTCGATGAATATGTTTCTATATCAATACTTAGATGCCTCATATCAGGCACCTATTAGTAAGGTTGACCAGTTACAGGGTTAATCCCTACAGGAGCTTGCTGTACAGATTGCTGAGGTGTCGTAGCATATGCCGGTTGTACATAACCTTGTTGTTGTACAGGTTGACCTGCTGCTACTGGAGCACCGGTATAAACATTAGCTGCGCTACCTTGAGGTGCACCAAATACAGAGGATGCTGCAACAGGCATGCTACCCAACGCTTCACCGTCGCGTACTTTTTGAACAGGACCTAAACCGCATCCGATACCAGTGGATTGATTGGAGTAGAAGAAGAATCGAACGAGTACATTGACATACATGCCGGAGTATACTTGCGTAGGATTTGTGAGAGGATTACCTTGAAGATCTACTACTTCAACTTTATAGCTAGCGTCTTGCGCTGCTGTAAACACCCAATGACCTTTACATTCAGGACCAAACTCCTTACCAGATTGTGTGTAGCCATCACCGTCATGAATTGGTACTTTAGGCTGTGCTGGAACACGTGCACCGAATTTGGTACGTGCGGCTTGAATGGCAGCTTCGATAGCATTCATAAGTGCTTGGTGTTGAGCTACATCAGTTTTAGGTAATAGAATAGTAGCTGAATATCTAGGTTTAGCACCAGGCTGTGTGGAATTAGCCCAAGGTTCTAATAGATGGCAATAGGATACACGAACATTTTGCAATAATACTTCAGTTGGTTGTGGAACGAATGACATAATTAATTACCTCCATTATTATCATTAGATACATTAAATATTTGCGCCGCAGTAGGTTGATTGGTAATCCGAGGGCGCTTATCGGATTCCTCAACTAGGGTAGGTTTGCCCGCTTTCTTAACTATCATGTCGCCTACCATATCATTAAATTGGGTTTTACCGATGGTCTTTTCCATCTGTGCCAATGTTAATGTCTTACGTTCATACAGAATGCTTTCATCGATACCTGCTTTGATTAAAGTGTCAATAGCAGCATCAGTGTCTTGAAAGGCTCGACTACCACGACCCTCTACAGCTTTCCAGCCAGGGACTGTCACTCCGTTAAGGGATTCGGTGAGTGCGTAGTCTTTCATGTCTTCGAGCCAAGCAGCGACGTCTTTACCTCGACGAAGATATTCGCCGAGTTCTGTCATCGAGATAAGTCGAGGATCATGATTAGCAACTAGCGCACTGTGCAATGAGTCGTTTGCATCATATCGGGCTTTGCACTGTTGTTTTGCCCTGCAGAATCTACACCAGTCACCGGGTTCAAATTTACCATTACCAGACATAGCCTCATCTGCACGAGGTTTGACGAATGTATTACCCCAATCCAGTAGTTCTGCCGTAGGGATTTCCCATTCGCTGATATTATTAACACGGGGCTGTACGATAGTCATTTTGACCGTATTGAACATATAGAGTAATCTATATGCATCAATCGCACCGAGGGCATATAACATCATTTGCGGATTGTGTTCCGCATCAACGACTACCCCTTTTCCGTGCTTATAATCAACGATGTGCAAGGTGTCGCCGGATAGAATAATACAGTCAGCCGTGCCGAATCCATCGGGCACATAACGACTAAAATCAACGCGTTTTTCAATGGCTACTACTGGAGTTGCCGTGCAAGCTAGCATAACGCCTTTGATATATTCGAGGTATGTTTCCGAGGTATCGTCCATTTCTGGTTGCCACAACTCATCCTTTTTGATTTTGTTGAATTTACGAGTGTATGTGGATTTCGCCATGGCCGTGGTATACTTCTGTAATTTTAACTCACATAGTTCATGTGCTAGGGTTCCTTCCTTTGCATACACAGATGTGCTATCGGGAAAGTTCTCCTCTAGGAGAGGGGCGGCTGTACAATGTAGCCACCGGTGTGACCCCGATGCGTTTAATAATGCATGTGATCGAGGTGCCATTAGATTCTTGCCCCCAATCCTCTAATCGCATTTACTAATTCGGGGTATCTGTCCTCAGGTACTTGACCTAAGTATTGAACGCCGAATTGTGTCATTAACTGTTGCAATTCTACAGCTTTTCCAGCATCAAGTAATGGTGCAAGCGCCGCTTGAATTTCAGGCAATGTATATTTCTTAACTTCCTGAGATACTGGAGCAGTAACAGGTGATTGCACAGGTGCGGTAACTGTTTGTACCGGGGTATCAGTTGCCACGTTGACAGTTGGTGCCGTAACAGCTACTTGAGTAGGAGTAACTTGTACAGCTGCATTAGGTGCCGTCATGGATATGGAGTTTGGTTGCACAGCTACTGTTGTAGTAGGTACACCTTGAATTGTAGCTTGCGGTGCAAGATTAGATACATCCATAGAATGTGCTGCTACTGTAGATACATCTGTATCCACTATGCCAGGAGCTTTATCATCCATTGCTCTATCGCTATCTACAAAACTTTTGAATTGATTTAACACAGCTTTTAGCTGATTATATACATCTAGTACATTAACTCCTTGAACTTCAACTTTAATCATTCTTTAACTCCTCCTGAATATTAATAATTGATTGGTTGTAATACGATTCTTTTAACTCAAAACCTAAAGCCCTACGGCCCATACGAAGTGCCATAACTGGGACCGTACCAATACCAGCAAATGGATCAAGTACGATATCATTTGGGTTACTCCACAATTCGATGCATCGAGCCACAGTATCTAGTTGTAGCGGGCATATGTGACGCTCGTCCTTATTATCTCGAGCTGCTTTATAATTCAGAGTATGTGTTTGACGGATATCGGCCCATACAGGATTAGCATATCGACGCCATACCTGATGGCTATACATAGGCTCTGTATTGTATTTTTGCTTTTTATCGAACAATTCTGGATCTGGCGCAGGTCGTTCAATTCCTTTGATGCCCTCAGGTTCCTCTTGACCGAAAAACTGGGTAAACCCTTCTGGATGCGCGATGGGCTCCGGATTGTCACCAGGTTTACGCAATGTCACGATGTAATCAGGCGCCCCCATTCTACACATGGCAGAATC